GTCAACTCCTATATAAACTGGTTGTCCATCTGCAACAGGAATATCTTCTTTTGCAATATGGGTTTCAGCAGAAAACATATTGTATACTGGTTTACCATCTTGGATTGTGCCTAATCTATTCATTACATAAACATCTATCCATGATTTGGTCTTACCTTGTATTAAGTTAGAGTAATAATTCTGCATCATATGTTTTGAGTTCTCAGCCTTTGGATTTTTAGAATAATTTAAAACAGAACCTTCATTATCTTTGTCCTCAAGCATTGCTGAAGGTTGAGTAAAGAACCTCCAGTTATCAGGCTTGATTAACATCCTAGCTTCTTCAATAGGTATATGGTCAGGTACAGGAACATCACCTGCCATGATAGCCCACCAATGATCTTCTTCGGGAGCATTCGTATCAGCTATTACACCTGTCCAAGTTGGACCTCCATCTCTCATAGATGGGTATCTTCCTACCCTCATAGTACAAGCATCTATAATACTTTTCGGAATCTCTCTTGCCTCATTTATCCAAATGCCTGTTAGCTCTAATGATAAAAGCTTTTTTACGTCTTCGGGTCTATCAAGCGCTAAGAAGATAACCTCTAAGTCTAAATCTGATTTTGTTATTCTATGTGTGTAAGGAACAGACCATTGAAACCTACCCCAATCTTCTTCTGGAAACCAATCAAGCCAAGTCTTTATTGTTGTTGTTCTTAGTTGTGGATTAGTGTTTCTGATAATAGCCCAACGACTTTTACGTTTACCATCTGCAGATTTCTCTTGTTGTAAGGCTCTTCTAAAGACTTCAATACTACAAGCAACAGACTTGCCACTTCCTACTGGACCTCTTATACCCCTAAAAAAAGTATCATCCTTTAAGAAAGCTTTTGCTACATCACCATCAGGTTTGTACTTAAACGTTATCAATGTTTGTATTTACCCCAACTCTTAAAAGCTTATCAACTGTCTCTGGACCAATAACAGCAATAACCTTGTCTGCCTCTCGGTCAGTACAGAATTGTTCGGGATGATGTTTGAGATGAACACGTTTAACTACTTCACGCAGTATACGTCTTTCTTCTAACTTTAGTGTGTGTAAAAAACTCATTTAGAAATCCTATTAATAAGATCGATAGCTTTTCGTTTTCTTTGCAATCTTTTTGGGTTGTTTAGATACTTGTTTACCTGCTCTAATTGCTTTTCGCTTAAGAGCTGTAGTCTTGGCATATTCACTGGAAGAAAGAGCCTTAATTGCTTTCTCAGGTAGATAACGTTCGCCAGTTGCCTTTGACCCTTGAGTACTAGGTTTACCTGATTTCGTTCTCCACTTTTGTCTTGTCCATGCACGTAACGATCTCTGTGACTTTGCTAATGCCATTACTTAATCTCTAATAGTTGAGAGAGTTGATAGAGTTGAAGTTGATATATCAAGTGCCATTAATCAAATTCTCTTGGATCAAAACCTAAATCTCTTATCATCTCTTCCATCTCTTTTCTTTTTTGTGCATTTGTCATTGAGTCAAAATCCATGCCTCTTTCAGTCACATAATTTCTTAACTCTCTACTATCAAAGTTAGCCATTTTTTTGACTTGAGACTTCGATTTTAACAAACTTTTTTTATTACCTTTTGGTATAGCCATTATCGATATCCTCCTCCTTTAGCCTTATATTGTTTAGCTAACATCTGTGCCTTACGAGCTGACCATTGCCCAGGTCTGCCTCCTTTACCACTTGCCTTTATTCTATTAAATAAAGCTTTTCTCATAGAAGGCTTTGTGTAATTACCTGCAGCATTTACAGCCATATTACTTCTTCTTTGATTTCATAATTTTAGCTTGTAAAGACTTAGGCAATGTCTTTTGCTTTGCAGTTAAACCACTCTTCTTTGCAGGTGGTCTTCCTCTAGTCTTTCCATAAGTTCCTTTTCCCATTGGCATTTTACGTTTCCTTTCTGCTAGTTGACGTTGTAAAATCTCTACTTGAAGTCTTACCCTCTTATCCTTTTTTCTTTCCTTTATTTCGTTTAGATATTGCCCTAGCTTTTGCTCTAGCATCAGCTTTACTTGAAGCACCCCATGCACGAAGCGATAATAATAACCTAGTAGGTTTTCCTTTAGCATCTCTTTCTGGTCCTTTCATACCTGCCATCCGAGCCAAGAAGCTTGCTCGTCTTGGATTATCACCACTCTTAACTGGTGGCTTTAATGTGCCTCCTTTATAAGAAGCACGACCTTTTGCATTTAATCCACCCTTGGCGTTCTTACCTTCTTTTCTTGTCCATGCAGGTGTCTTAGTCTTCATCTAATATTCCTTCACCCATATCTACAATGGCACGTTGAGCATCATTCAATCTTCCATATTCATCATTGCCATCCATAGGAAAAGGCTCATATCCACCTTTCTTTAATTTATTGTAAAGTTGTAAATCATTTAAAATTTTAACATTGTCATTTAGAGTTCCTGCTTCTGCACTCGGTATTAGAAAATTTAACATTTTATCTAAAAAATTTTTTCTATCAGCATCCATTGGATCAGTTGGAAATCTATAGTTCTCAACTTGCAACATCATCTCTTCTGGTCTTCCCGAAGGCATTGGTATATCCAAAACCTCATCTTCTTTTGGAATAGTAAAGTCAACTAAAGTAGACCCACCATCTTCTGGTGATCTATCATCAGGCATAAATGTCTCACCTAATGCCCTTGCTATAGGATAAAAGCTACCAGTAGTTGCAGTCTGATAAGCACCACCCATAACCTCAAAAGCATTGTTGTCTACTTCAACTCCAAGATCATCTAAATATTCTGTAACTGCAGGAAAGTTCTTTCTAAAATAATCATTCTCATTTGAAAAATCATAGATGTCAGTTATCCTATAACTACCATCATCCTGCCTATTAACCTTAAAAGAACCAAGGATCATCTTTATATCAGTGCCACTACCCTGATACTCCTCATTCTTAAAATAATTATCTAAACCTAATAACTTATCAACCATCTCATAATTGACCTGACCATTAGACAGTCCATCAACTATTTCCTTATTGCCACTAAACTCAGACATCCTCTTCTTAGTTACTGCATCAGAAGAATAATAATAATCAGCAACTCGTCTCAATGTACCAATAAACTCAGGAGATAAACTAGCATCATCAAACCTCTCAGAATCCATAAACTCTGGTCTGATACTGTTAAGTAATGACTTTATAAATGCAGCTTCATACTCTTTCATAGAAAACACTATGCATTATCTTATCTGAAGCAAGAACGCACAAATGAACCTTGAAAAGAAATTATGTGAGTATGGGTGATCGTCGACAGTACAACACACAACTTTTGGGGGCATACCCTAGCTTAAGTCAATCTGTACCTTTAGATCGCCATTGTGCAGATGTAAGTGCTTGTCTGGGGCTTTGAAGCCTGCTCGGTCTAAGATATCTTTGCTCGCCTCTAGTTGCACGTACTCCGACTTAGCCCCCGAAGCAAGCTTTACAACTGTGCTTAAGGCGGTCGTAGCATTCAATCCAATACTCTCACTTACTCTCGTCATGAGATACTGTTGCACATGAGGCAGTCTCAAAGTCTTACTAGCAGTCACTCTACCACTTTCACCTTCGGCATATCCAGACTTTGTGGATGCCTCTTTTATGCTACACCCTTCTGCTACGAGAGTATCAACTAAAGCCATTTGTTTCTTTGTCAACTTTCGTTCTGTGAGTGCCATGTCTAACCCCCCTCTCTGTTATCTCTCCCCCCTAAATTGGCACTCGCTACGAAGTGTTGTCAATGCACAAATGACACTTTCCCTCCGCACAAATGGGTTCTAATATCTATTTTGATAGGAATGCACGTTCTGTTTCTGCCATACTTATTATTACATTTTTCCTATGATACTGCCACATAGTCAATCAACTCAATGCTATGTCTATCAAAGAATATTATCTTTGCAAGGGTAAACGTTGCTCGTACCTCGCCCTTGCTAAGATGGCTATGCCACCCAAGGGTAATATTCGTTGATTGTCATGCACTCGTAAGATTGACAATTAAGTCAGTCTCAAACAGAAGGAAAAAAGTAATGAAAAAGTTAAGCATAGCAGAAAGCATAAAGAGTGCATTCCCAATCAAAGATAGAGATCAGAACTTCTATCTTCAAAAACAAATCATGACAAAGTTTCTTGATGAACTACATCAACAGGTAGCTTGGAAAGAATCCTCAGATGCAGATATTGTAGCTGAATCTCAATCACTCATAGATAGCTTTACTGATGGCAGAACGGATGCACCAACTGGTGCAGTTCGTGATGCAGTCAATGCACCTCACTCAGTACAAAATACTCTTGAGAGAAACATGGATAAATCTGAAAGTTTTCAGTATGAGATAGCAGTTATCAAAGACTACATTGAAGTTCTTATAGCTGATTACAAAGACATTACTGGTGGAGAAACATATACTCCAAAACCTAAGAGATTAGCTAAACGTAAAAAATCTCTATCAAATATAACATCTTACTTTAGCAAAGCCTCATAGGGCTTTGCATAACAAAGTTATACATAGCCAAACCCCCTTGGCTATGTATTCCTTATCCCCTCAAAAAATGCCAAGTGTGAACCCCCAAACAGTTCAAAGCTTGGTATTTTTTTTGAGTATCAAAAGATTAAAAAACGTTAAAAAAAATGCAAAAATGCATCAAAATGATTTGATTATAGTGCATTTATGCAGTAAACTATAAGAGCACAACAATAACTAACGAGGACAAAATGATAAGATTAAAACAAATCAAAAGTAATTTCAATAAAGTTGAGATAGGCTCATTAACAATTTGGTTTTCATATGAAACACCAATAGCCTTTCAAAGCTTTGGTCAAATATTCATTCGTGAAAATGATTGGGGTCCAACTACAGGCAAGCATCTAAACTATATTGATACAGATAAAAAAAGAAGATTAAGTAGTTTACAATTTGAAAGATTGCTTAAACTTGTCAACTTGTCAACCACTGAAAAAAGGTGGGCATCATGACACCAGCAATTATGAATTTATATGCAAGGGCAATCGCAAGTGATTGTCCAGACCCCTCAAATGCACAACGTATTGGTGAACTCTTTGTAACTCTTAGACCAGATATCAACAAAGAATATTTCATTCAATTAATTAATAAACATTGGTCAGAAATTTATGAACAACCAATGCTAGAACATTATGGAGTTACTCATGGCTAATTTACAAAACAATCTGATGATTGAAGTTGAACAATTCATTGATGAACAACTAGAAGATTACACAAACGAACAAGTAGTCAATCAAGTTGAAAAGAAATTTGGCCAATGGTGGGTAACTTTTGCAACACAAAAAATAGCTGATTACATAACAGAATATGGAGAATGAAAATGGCTAAAGAATTATATTGCCCACAATGTAACAATGAATATTGGGGTACGATTAAAGTAAAAGATACTAAATGTAATGGGTGTGGATATCAGTTCACACCTAATGAAATTTACAAAGTAATTGCAAAAGTTTTTTCTACAGTACCAAGCTATAGGAGTGTATCAAATGACAATGAA